CATTGATATACCAACAATGCCAATGATGCCTGATTTGACACCTTTTGACCAAAGATTGGCAAGTCTTGAACAAGGTCTTTTTGATTTGCAACAAGGACCAACTGGTGGCAGATTTTCAATAGAGCGTCAAGATCCAATGGGTTTATTTGCATGAGCATAACGCATGAAGAAGCTGTAAAAGCTGCACAAGCTGAAGCAATACTAGATTCTGATGTTTTTAAAGAAGCACTAGAAAATTTAAAAAACGAATATACAAATATTTGGTTAAACACCAGAGATATTAAAGATACACAAATCAGAGAAGATTTACACAGATCATTATTGTTATTACCTGAAGTAGAACGGCATTTACGCATCATGGTAGAAAAAGGTAAACTTACAAAAACACACATCAACAAAATTAGAAATATAGGATAAATATTCCCTTTTTGTAGAATATTGGTTTAAAATATTCATAAATACAGTAAAGGAGTATTTATATGGCAACAACGGAAAAACCGACTGCACTTAAAACAGAAGGCGAAACAACTACCGCTATGTTTGAAAGTTTTTTAACCCCCGAAGAGGATAAGGAAGAAGAGCAAGTAAACAAAGAAGTTGAGGTGGTGGAAACACCTACCGAAGATGTCCCTGAAATAGAGGAAACAGAAACAGAAGATCTTGAAGAAGATATAGAAGTTGAAGAAGAACCTATAGAAGAGGACGAAAATTTAGATGAAGAACAAACAAATATTGATGAGGAAATTGAGCAACCTCAAATGTTTACAGTTAATGTAAACGGAATAGAACAGCAGGTCACGCAAGAAGAACTTATCAATGGCTATTCTCGTCAGCAAGATTATACGCGCAAAACACAAGAACTCTCTCAACAACGAAAAACTGTTGAAGAGCAAGCCAAAGAAGTAGCGCAAAGGGATGCGATTTATTCGCAGTTGTTACCGAAGATGGAAGCCCAATTAAAGGGCGAAATGGCAAACGAGCCAGACTGGGACACACTTTATAAAGATGATCCTGTTGGTTATGTTCGCGAAAAGCAACTTTGGGATGAAAAAAAAGAAAAATTGAATGCAGTAAACGCTGAACAGGAGAGAATCAAAGAAGAAGAAATCCAAAAACAGCAAGAACTTATTAAAAAACAAGTTGAATACGGCAATCAAAGACTTTTGGAACTTATCCCTGAATGGCAAAACCCAGAGGTTGCTGCCAAAGAAAAAGCTGCTATAAGCGAGTATGCTATTAAAGTGTTGGAATATACACCGCAAGAGATACAACAGGTTTATGATTATCGTGCTTTACTTGGTTTAAGAAATGCTTGGCTAAACTCTAAAACAGTTGCAGCCACAAAGAAAAAACCGACACAAAAAGCACCAGCAAGAAAGGTGGCACGGCCTGGTACGACAAACCGACCAAAAACGGCAACTCCTGTGACTAAAGCAAAACAAAGGTTGGCTAAGTCTGGAAAAATTACAGATGCGGCTAAAGTATTTGAAAAAATATTATAATTTTTAAGGAGTAAAAAAATGGCAAAAGTAACTAACGCTTTTGATACATATACTGCTACCGCTGATAGGGAACAGCTAAGTGATATAATCTATAACATATCACCAATGCAAACACCTTTTTTATCAAGTGTCGGTACAAGTAATGTAAGTAATGTGGTCTTTGACTGGCAAACAGAAAGCCTACCAACTCCATCCTCAACTGGTCAGTTAGAGGGTTTTGAGTTAAGTAGATCAGCTTCTACTGCTACTGTCAGAGAATCTAATGTATGTATGATCTCTTCAAGAGATGCAACAGTAACAGGATCGCAAGAAGCATCTGATGCTGCTGGCAAAAATTCTGAAATGGCTCACCAATTAGCTTTGATGGCAAAAGCCCTCAAAAGAGATATGGAAGAAGCCCTTACACAGAATATTGCTAAAGTAACAGGTACAGCTTCAGCTGCGCGTCAAACAAGGTCTTTAGAAACTTGGTATCAAACCAATGTGAACAAAGCATCTGACGGCGCAAACGGATCTGCTTCTGCTGCTAGAACTAATGGTACAAGAAGAGATTTAACTGAAGATATGCTTAAAGATGTTCAGCAACAATGTTTTACAAGTGGTGCTGAGCCATCAATCTTAATGTGCGGACCATATAACAAATCTGTTATTTCTGGTTTCACAGGTAGATCACAAGCTAGACAGTTTGTGGATGCAAACACTATTGAAGCATCTGTATCTATCTACTCAGGTGATTTTGGCGAACTACAAGTTGTGCCATCAAACAGAAGTAGAGAGCAAGCAGTTCATCTGTTAGATCCAGAATTTGCTGGTGTAGCATACCTCAGAAATTTTGAAACCATTGACATAAGCACAATCGGTGACGCTCAAACTAAAATGATAGTCGTTGAATACGGACTTGAAATGAAGAATGAAGCAGCACATGGTATTATTGCTGATGTTAAAGTTTCATCAACTGACGCTGGTTAATAGCTAGTAATGTGGGGGTGTATGCCCCCACACTTTATTATGGCAACAAAAACTGTATTAGATTATTCTAAAAATAGTGAAAACATCTTTGCTACTGAAGATGATAAGATGATTTGTCATACCAAACAAAACATACAACCCACCTTAGACTATGTAAAAAATTTGTCTGAATATAAACCAGGCAAAGAATTTCGTCATGTTGCAGAGATTCCTATGGTAATATATCAACAGATGATAAGGGACGGATCAATCAATGATAAAAAAGCATTGAAAAAATGGTTGAATGATCCTGACAATAGACCATTTAGAACTTGGAAAGGTAGAATATGACATACGCAGAGTTAAAAACAAACATAGCCGACTTCCTGAATAGATCAGACCTTACTAGTCAATTAGATTTTTTTATTGACGCAACTGAGGGTGAACTTAATAGAAGGCTACGAACAAAAGATATGGTCAAAAGAGCAACAGCAACAGCTGATTCGCAATATCTTACTTTGCCAACTGATTGGTTAGAGGCAATAAATATAGAAATAACATCAAATGACTTCAGACCATTATTTCAGCAATCAATAGAGTCATTGGATGTATATAGAAAATCAAACAACAACTCAACTGGTCAACCAATTTATTATTCAATCGTTGACAAAACTTTAGAATTAGCACCTACACCAGATACAAGCTACACTTTACAACTGACATACTATGGCAAAATAGATTCTTTGAGTGATAGCAACACAACAAACTTTGTTTCACTCAACCATCCAGACGCATATTTGTATGGCGCTTTGAAACACGCATCTGTATTTTTAATGGAGGATGAAAGGATACCTTTGTTTACAACACAGTTTGAAAAAGCCTTAGAAGAAATTAGATTACAACAAGAAAAAGCAGAATTTGGCAAAGGATCTCTTATGCAGAGAAGAAAAACTTATGGCAAAGCTGGTAAAAACATATATTATATGAAGAACAATTAGGAGAATATAAATGTCTGGATTTAGCGATTATTTAGAAGATAAAGTTTTAGAACATGTATTTGGTGGTAATGCTTTCACAGCACCATCAACTTTACATGTCGCTTTGTTTACTGTTGCACCAACTGATACTGGTGGTGGAACAGAGGTGAGCGGTGGCTCATACGCAAGACAAACAGCTACATTTAATGTTTCTGGCACAAACCCAACAACCGCAACAAACGCAGCAGCAGTTGAATATCCAACAGCTACAGCTGACTATGGAACTGTAGTTGCAGTTGGTATTTTTGACGCATCTTCAAGCGGTAATTTACTTGCTTATGCTGCTCTTACTGCAAACAAAACAGTAAGTAGTGGTGATGTGTTTAGATTTGATGCTGGCGACTTAGATATTACATTAGCTTAATACAATGGCCTCAGTAGGCTACGGCTTTAGTAAATACGGCAGAAGCCATTGGGGTACACCATCTTACGAATTTGCGCAGGCAACTGCGGCTGGATCATCAGGTTTTACTGCGACTGGTCGTTTTGTTATTACAGGCGCATCAACAATAGCTGGCACATCAGCAGTTACGGCAACAGGTAGATTTGTAATTACGGGTGCTTCTACCATAGCAGCATCTTCAGGGTTTACCGCAGACAGTACACTTATACATGACGGCGTAGCGACAATATCAGCGTCATCAGGTATGACTGCATCTGGAGTTCAGATAGACCTAGGTGCATCAGTCATAGCAGCGTCATCTGGTATGACAGCTACAGGACATCAAATTGATCTTGGCGCAAGTATTGGACCTGTTATTTCTAACATGACAGCAGTAGGGAGATTTACTTTTACAGGTCAATCTACTATAGCAGCGGTAGGATCTGTTGTTGCCGTAGGCAGACAAATAGATAGAGGGGCAGGAACATTTGCACAAACAAGTGGATTTTCTGCTGAAGGAGGTCTAAAATGGGAGGAAGAGATTGTAGCAACTACCTCTTATACAGATCAAACACCAGCTACAACAACTTGGACAGATCAGTCCGCAACAACAACAACCTGGACTGACGCAGCATAGAGGATATTTTATGGCAGATACATTTACAACTAATTTAAACCTTACAAAACCAGAGGTAGGGGCATCAACTGATACTTGGGGTACAAAACTCAACAATAATTTAGATTCAGTTGACGGCATTTTTAGTCTTTCTGGTACAGCCGTTGACATGGGCCAGGTAGATTTTGGCGGTGCGGTAATAATAAAAGGCACAAACCCAAGCCTAACTATTGGTGATGCTGGCGCAGAAGATACCAAACTTGTTTTTGATGGTAATGCACAAGATTTTTATATTGGATTAGATGATTCAGCAGACGATTTAGTAATTGGTCTGGGATCAACAGTTGGTACAACACCATCAATAATTATAGATGAAAATCAACATGTCACCATGCCACAAAACTTAACTGTTTCAGGCAACTTAACAGTTGATACATCTACCTTAACAGTTGATTCTACAGCTAATCGTGTTGGAATTGGATGTAGTCCTGCTTTCACATTAGATGTTCAAGACACTTCTGACCCTGCACAAATAAGATTAAAAGAAGATGGAAATACAAATGGTTTTATCATTAAAAACTTTAATGGTAATGAAGCACAATTAGTAAATGCTGATGCTGGACCTATGGTTTTCAAAACCAACGATACAGAACAAATGCGTATTGATAGTTCAGGGCATTTATTAGTTGGCACAGCATCAGGAACAAGTGGTAACAAAATAGAAACAAATGGAAGAATATCAGCAGGTGCAGGTTCTTCAGGACAACCTACATTTAATTGTGAGGGCGATACTAATACAGGAATAAATTTACCTGAATCAGATAGAATACAGTTTATTACTGGCGGTACAGAGAGGATGCGTATAGCTAGTGATGGAAAGGTAGGTATTGGAATAGATAGTCCTGTTAGAACATTACAAGTTCATACTGCTGGTGCTAATTCTTCTTACATATCAATAAATAATGGCAATACTGGTGCTACAGTAGGAGATGGTATTGTTATCGGTGTTGCTTCAGATAGCACAGCATATCTTTGGAATTATGAAACTGCTGATACAGCATTTGCCACACAAAACACAGAAAGGGTGCGTATTAGGTCTGATGGCAAAGTTTCAATTGGTACAACATTAGGAGCAGAATTATTAAATGTAGCTGCAGGTTCAGGTGGAACAGCAGCAGTAGAATTTGCAGGTAATGGAAATACTTTAGGAACTACATCTTTATTTGTAGGTCAAGGTGGTGGTGGCGATGCTTTTGTTTA